CCGAGAGCCGTTCCCTGGTTGCCCGGAATGCGGTGGCCACGGCTGGCCGCGCGTGGTGCTGAAGGACACCCGCAAGCTGTCGCCAGGTGCTGCGTCGCTGTATGCCGGCGTGAAGCAGACGAAGTTCGGCATCGAGATCATGACGCACTCGAAAGATGCGGCCATGGAGAAGCTGTTCAAGCACCTGGGCCTGTACGAGAAGGACAACCAGCAGCGCGTTGACCCGCTGGCCAGCCTCCTGCACTCGATCGCCAGCGGCAATTCGAACGGGTTCAAGCCGGTGGCGCGCGACCCTGAGCATGGCGAGGACTAAGCCATGGCCATGCGGGTGATCCACGACGAGCCGCTGCAGCCTCTGCCGACCAACGCAGAGGAACTGGCGCGCTGCCTGGCTGACCCTGAATGGCGCCTGTTCTCCGGCTGCCTGTACAAGATCATGGTGAAGGGCGACGACAAGGTCGACGAACTCGGCAATATCGTCGAGGAAGGCGAGTCGTTCGTAATGCCGTTCAAGCCGAACAGGGCGCAGAAGCGGTTCTTGAAGCGGCTATGGCACCGCAACCTGATCCTCAAGGCGCGCCAGCTTGGCTTCACCACGCTGATCGCCATCCTCTGGCTGGACCATGCGCTGTTCAACGCCAACCAGCGCTGCGGCATCATCGCCCAGGATCGCGAGGCGGCCGAGGCGATCTTCCGCGACAAGGTGAAGTTTGCCTACGAGAACCTGCCGGACGAGATCCGTGAGCGCTTTCCGCTGGCCAGGGATAGCGCGGTCGAGCTGCTTTTCGCGCACAACAACAGTTCGGTGCGCGTGGCGACCTCGATGCGCTCCGGCACAATCCATCGCCTGCACATCTCCGAGTTCGGGAAAATCTGCGCCAAGTATCCGGACAAGGCGCAGGAGGTGGTCACCGGCTCGATTCCGGCCGTGCCGACCAACGGGATACTGGTGATCGAGAGCACTGCCGAGGGGCGTGAAGGTGAGTTCTTCAACATGGTGCAGATCGCCCAGAAGAACTACCGGGACAAGAAGCCGCTCACGCCCAAGGATTACCGCTTCCACTTCTACGCCTGGTGGCAGGAGCCGAATTATCGGCTGCCCAGCACCACGGTACCGGTCGGAATCGGCCAGCACGCCTACTTCGACAAGATCGAAGCGCTGATGGATTGCAAGATCGACCCGGATCAGCGCGCCTGGTATGTGGCCACCAAGCAGGCCGACTTCGCCGGCAAGGAAGAGCGGATGTGGCAGGAATACCCTGGCACGCCAGATGAAGCCTTCCAGATCAGCACCGAGGGCAACTACTACGCCGAGGACATGCAGGCCATGCGCAAGCGCGGCGGCATTACTCGCGTGCCCGTGCTGGATCTGCCGGTGAATACCTTCTGGGATATCGGCAACAGCGACGGATGCGCGGTTTGGTTCCAGCAGGAGCTGCGCGGCGAGGATCGATTCGTCGACTACTACGAAGAGCACAACAAGGATCTGCGTCATTACGCCCAGGAGCTGAAAGACCGCGGCTATCTGTATGGCACCCACTATCTGCCGCACGACGCCGCCCACAAGAAGCTAGGCGACTACAACCGCAGTGTGCTGGAAATGCTTCAGGATCTCCTGCCCGGGCATACGTTCGTCATCGTGCCGCGAATCACCGAGCTCATTACCGGTATCCAACAGACCCGCAAGCACATGAAGGGCTGCTACATCGATGAGGTCGCGTGCGCGAATGGCATCAATCGCCTGGACAACTACCGCAAGAAGTTCAGCCGCGCTGAAAACCGCTTTCTCGACAACACCCCGAACAAGGCCAACGGCTGCAGCGAGGGCGCTGATGCGTTCCGCCAATGGGCGCAGGCCAAAGAACTGGACATGCTGGATTACCACGGCCGGCAGTCGTACACCGAAGCCCCAGCGCCTGACTGGCGCACTTGAGGAACCACCAGATGGACGCGACCGCACTCAAGCACCCCGAGACGCCAGAGGATGACTTGGCGCTGAGCCTCGATGAGTACACCGAGATCATGCGCGAGATCGAGGAGCAGCCGAACTGGCGCACCACGGCCGACACGGAGATGGATTATGCCGACGGCAACCAGCTGGACAGCGATCTGCTGGCGCGCCAGCGGTCGCTGGGCATTCCGCCGGCGGTCGAGGACCTGATCGGGCCGGCCCTGCTGTCGATCCAGGGCTACGAGTCGGCGACGCGCACAGACTGGCGCGTGACCCCGGATGGCGATGTTGGTGGTCAGGATGTTGCGGATGCCTTGAACTACCAGCTGAATCAGGCCGAGCGGCACAGCAAAGCGGACAAGGCCTGCAGCGATGCGTTTCGTACGCAGATCGCGGTCGGCCTCGGCTGGGTCGAGGTGAGCCGCGAGAGCGACCCCTTCAAGTTCCCGTACCGCTGCAGCGTGGTGCACCGGAACGAGATCCACTGGGACTTCAATGCCAAGGAAGACGATCTGAGCGATGCGCGATGGCTGCGCCGGCAGCGCTGGTTGCTGCCCGACCGCATTGCCCGGGTGTTCCCGCAGCACCGAGATTTGATCATGGCGATCGGTCGGCATGGCTCGACCTGGTGGCTGGATGATCCGGTTGGGGCGAATGACGGCGGTTCGTCGACCGGGCTGCACAATGCCTGGGGCGAGGCGCGCGCGTGGACGGTGCAGGAGGAGCGCTGGTACAACCCGACGTCGAAGGAGACGTGCCTGGCAGAGGTCTGGTATCGGCGCTGGGTCGATGTCGGGGTGATCACCGCTCCGGATGGCCGGGTGGTGGAATACGACGAGAGCAACCTGGCGCACCAGGTGGCGCTGGCCAGTGGGCTCTCGACGTACAGCCGCGCGGTGGTGGCGCGGGTGCGTCGCAGCTACTGGCTGGGCCCGCACTGCCTGTACGATGGCCCGACCCCGTACACCCATCGGCATTTCCCCTACGTGCCGTTCTGGGGCTTCCGCGAGGACAGCACCAGCGTGCCGTATGGCTACGTGCGCGGCATGATCTTCCCCCAGGACAGCCTCAACAGCGGCATCAGTAAGCTGCGCTGGGGCATGGCTTCGGTACGCACCGAGCGCACCAAGGGTGCCGTGGCCATGACCGACGCGCAGTTCCGGCAGCAGGTGGCGCGCGTGGACGCCGATATCATTCTGGACGATCAGCACATGGCGAAGGCGGGCGCGCGCTTCGAGGTGCATCGCGACTTTCAGCTCAATGCGCAGCAGTTCCAGATGATGCAGGACAACCGCTCGGCGATTCAGCGCGTCTCGGCGGTAACCACTGGATTCATGGGCAAGGAAGGCACGGCGACCAGTGGGCGGCAGGAGGCGATACAGGTCGAGCAGAGCAACCAGGCGCTGGGCACCATGATGGACAATTTCAGGGCAGGTCGCACGATGATCGGCGAGATACTGATGGCGATGATCATCAAGGACCTGGGCAACAAGCCGCACACGATTGTCATCGAGGGTGATGCCGTGCGCCAGGATCGCACGGTGGGGATCAACCAGCCCGAGCAGGACCCGGCCGGCTATACGTACCTGTCGAACGATCTGCAGCGTACCCGCCTGAAGGTCAGCCTCGAGGATGTGCCGAGCACCAACAGTTACCGCGCTCAGCAGCTCGCCGCGCTTTCCGAGGCGGTCAAGAGCCTGCCGCCGCAGTACCAGGCCGCCGTCCTGCCGTTTCTGGTCAGCCTCATGGATGTGCCGTTCAAGCGCGATGTCGTCGAGGCGATCCGCGCGGCTGGCCAGCAGGAGTCGCCGGAGCAGGTCGAGCAGCGGATCAAGCAGGCGGTCGAGGAAGCCCTGGCGGCGTCCGGCACCGAGTTGAAGATGCGCGAATTGGGGCTCAAGGAGCAGCGCAACGATGCAGAGATCGAACGCATCCGTGCCCAGGCAGTGCAGATCGGTGTGCAGGCCGCGTACAGCGCGATGCAGGCTGGCGCGCAGGTCGCGCAGATGCCGATGATCGCGCCGGTGGCCGACGAGATCATGAAGGGCGCCGGGTATCAGCAGAAGGCCGGCGACGATCCTGACTTCCCGGTGGCCGACGAGACTGCAGCGATGAACATCAAGTCGCCGTATGTCCAGCCGGGTGGCCCTGACAGTCAGGGCGATCAGGTGCGCGAAAACACCAGCCCTGCATATCCCCCGGTGCCGGCAGAGCCTGGCGCGGGCATGCAGGGTATCGAGACAGCCAGGACCACCGACAACCTCGCCTGACCAGAAGCCCTACAGGGTTGACCCCCTGTAGGGTTTTTCCTTTTTCGATCCCCCCTCGACACTCGTTCGCAAGCCGGGTGCACACCTGGCGATGCGCGGGGTGGTGACGCCTCGCATCTGCTGAAACCCAAGCGGCCACGGCGATATGTGGCGGGACAGGCATGAATCCAAGCGAGTTTCTCCAGCAACACGCACCGGACGGTGAAATGTCCGCAGAGCAGGCCGCTCAGCTCCTCGAGCTGGTGGACCAGGGCGATACCGACACCCAGGTGCCGGAACAAGGCAGCGAGCCCGGCGCTGCCCCTGTAGCTGCTGCAGCACCGGAAGGCGCGCAGGCAACCGAAAACGTAACGAACACCGATGAACCCGCGCAGGGCGCTGAAACGGAAGTCGATCCGGCGAACACCGTGATCCTCGCGAAGGATGGCAAGCACACCATCAGTTATGACCGGCTGGTGGAAGCGCGGGAAGGAAAGCAGGCCGCAGAGGCCAAGGCGCAGGAGGCGCTGCAACAGCTGCAGGAAACCCAGATGGAGCTTGAGTCACTGAGGGAGCAGGCGCAGCAACGGGCGGACGCAGGAGTTGCGCCGACCGCCGCCGACCAGAACCTGGCCGCCGCCGAGGCCGCCATGGAGGCCGGCGTCGACCCGGGCATCTTCGGGGATTTCTCCGAGGAGGCATTGGCCAAGGGCGTGCAGGCGTTGATCGCGAAGACCGCTCCGGCGCTCTTGGCTGATCTGGTCAAGCAGCAACTGGCCCCTCTGCAGCAGAAGCAGGCTATGACCGAGCAGGAAGCTCATGCGGCAGCGATTTACGCCAGGCATCCGGATGCGGACTCGATTTTCGAGAGCGCCGAGCTGCAGGCATGGATCGACGCGCAACCCAGTTTCGCCAGGCCCGGCTACCAGGCCGTGCTGGAGAAGGGGTCGGCCGAGCAGATCATCGAGTTCATCGACACGTACAAGGATGCCACTGGAAAGACTCAGGCAGCCGCTGCCGCGCCCTCTACGGAGAGCGTGCAGGAGGCGGCCAAGCAAGTCATCGCTGCGGCCAAGCCGCCGGTGCCGACCAGCCTCTCGGATATTCCGGGTGGGCGCGCAGGCCCGGCGACTGGCCATGAAGCGTTGGCGAACTTAGGCGCCACTGATATGGCCGAGGCCTTGATGGACAAGACCCCGGAGCAGATCGAGGCATTTCTGAACCGGAGCGTTTGACGCTCCGGGTCCCGTTGAGTAAGGAGATTCACCGTGTCCGACAAGACCCATATGCGCTATGGCGACCCGCAGTCGATGGTCGAGCAGGCCGTCGGCCTGTTCGCCACTCACACCCAGCGCAACACCACCCTGAACCGCCTGACCGGCAAGATGCCGAAGGGTACCGCGGGTGCCGAGGCGACCCTGCGCAAGCAGACCACCCAGCACATGCCCATCGTGCGTTGCCAGGACCTGTCCAAGGGTAAGGGCGACGAGGTGACCTTCCACCTGCTGAACCCGACTGGCGGCTACCCGATCATGGGCAGCGAATACGCCGAGGGCCGCGGCGTGGGCATGAAACTGTCCGAGGACAAGCTGCGCGTGAACCAGGCGCGCTTCCCGATCGACCTCGGCGACACCATGACCACCATCCGTAGCCCGGCCGACTTCCGTCGCCTGGGCCGCCCGGTCGCGCAGGCGAAGATGGACGCCTATGTCGACCAGAGCCTGCTGGTGCACATGGCCGGTGCCCGTGGTTACCACGACAACATCGAGTGGGCAGTCCCCACCGAAGGCCATGCGAAGTTCGCGCAGATCATGGTCAACCGCGTGAAGGCGCCGACCAAGAACCGCCACTTCATCGCCGACGGTAGCAACGGTATCCAGTCGTTTGCCGTGAACGCCGGCGAGGTCGATCTGGCCAGTACCGATCTGATGAAGATGGACACCGTGGACGGTATCCGCAACTTCATGGATCAGATCGCGCTTCCGCCGCCGCCTGTCATTTTCGAGGGCGATGCGGCTGCCAACGACTCGCCACTGCGGGTGCTGCTGGTGTCGCCGGCGCAGTACAACCTGTTCGCCGCCGACCCCAGCTTCCGCCAGCTGCAGGCCAGCGCGATGGCGCGCGCCCAGCAAGCCAAGGGACACCCGTTGTTCCTGGGCGAGGTGGGGCTGTGGAACGGCATCCTGATCGTGAAGATGCCGAAGCCGATCCGCTTCTATGCCGGCGACACCATCCGCTACTGCGCGGCCAGCAACAGCGAGGCCGAAAGCACCTGTGTGGTGCCGGATTCGTTCGGCAGCACCTTCGCGATCGACCGCGCCATCCTGCTGGGTGGCCAGGCCGTGGCCGAGGCGATGGCCGCCAGTGAGAAGTCGAAGATCCCGTTCTTCTGGAGCGAGAAGGAGCTGGACCACGGCGACAAGGTGGAACTGCTGCTGGGCTGCATCCGTGGCGTGTCGAAGATTCGCTTCGCGATCGAGACCGGCAACGGTACCGAGTTCACCGACTACGGTGCCACCGCGATCGACACCGCGGTGCCGATCATCGGCGCTCGCAAGTGATGGGCTGGGCCGGGTAGCGCCGGCCCGCCTTTCGATAACCGATTTCGAGGAGAGCCCATCATGGCCAAAGTGACTCTGAAACAGTTCGGCAACCGCCAGTTCGGCGGCGCGGCCGGCGCTTACGGCAACACCACCACCCTGTACTACAAACTGGAAACCGGCGCTGCCGGTGGCGCGCTGAATGCTGACTCGGCGGCGGCGATCGCTGAAGGCGATGTGATCGACCTCGGCCCGCTGCCGGAAGGCCTGCGCCTGGACGATGCATCGATCCTGATCAGCGTTGGCATGACCGCGACCATCACCGGCTC